AAGGACTTACTTTAGTAAGTGTAACTAATATAGGAGAAGAAATTAAACATTTGGAGTTTGCAATAGTTAAAGTATGTGATACTACTCCTTATTGTGATTTACAAGATAGATTAATAAGACAATATTTAGAAAATGACTAAAGAACAATTAATTAAAGCAAAGGCAAAAGTTCAAGAATATTTATATAACCTTTACGAGGAGAAAAGAATAATAGAAGGTTTAATCTCCGAAGGAAAGAAAGCAAAAGATGACTTAAAAAAAAGAATAAGAGAATGATAATACAAACCTGTAATCATTGTGGCAATTTTTACTTAGATAAGAAAAACTGGAAATTCTGTCCTGTATGTGGTCATGATTTAATAAAAAATATAAGAATAAAGTAAAGTATATAAATATTAAATAACTATAATAATTGCTCGAGCATTGTTTTTTTTCATTAATAATAACTCTTGTTTTGATATCGAGTATTGTTTACTCTGTCATTATGGAATCGGACAGAGTAACTTTATGGATAATAATTCTATATTATAAATAATATAACTAGACGTTAATTGAAACTTCTTTTACTAAGTATAATTAATTCACTATATTTTTTAACACATAATATTTATAAAATATAATCATATAAACTAAATATAATTAATTACCCCACAATTACCCCGCTTTATGAAAATGGCTAGATTAAATAAGGAGTTGATAGAAAAAGAAGTCGATAGGCTTAAGGAGATGGTGCAAACTGGAGAGATTATGCGTTACTCAGAGAGAGATCTTGAAAAACAATTTAAACTCACTAGAAAGACTCTCAGAAAGCATTTGACAAATATCAAACAAGAAATAGGTAGTAGAGACATAAAGATTATTTCTTTAAGGTTGATTAACATATTAGATGAGATAATGAGTGATATTGAGAAGTATTGGAGATTGGCTAAGGAGAATGAGGATGAGAAAGCCATGATGTATTATGCTAAACAGATGTTTTATGCAATAGAGAAGTTTACAGATTTCTTAGAAAGGTTCGGAATAAAACCCAAAGCTCAAGAGAATATTAATCTACAAGCAGATATAACGCAAAGGAGTATCCAAATCAATTATATAGTGCCAAATGGAAGCAATACAGATACAATTCCAACCGACGAATAAACAGCATGAAGCTTGGGAGATTCTACATGACAGCGAAACTAATATTTTATATTATGGTGGTGCTGCGTGTTTTGTAGGAAAAACTATAGTAAGGACTAATCAAGGTTTTAAAAATATTAAAGATATAGTTAAAGGTGATCAAGTTTTAACCAAGAATAAGTTTGATAAATTAGAGTATAAAACAGTATTAGAAACTTTTATATATGGGGGTGATGCCTATAATCTTATATTAGAATTTAAATTGAAAAATGGTATTAAAATTAAATGTACACCAGATCACCGATTTTATTATAATGGACAATGGGTGGAGATTCAACATCTTATTAAACGAGTTTTGGAAAGTAGTTCCTCGAACCAATGGAAGATATTGGATAAGCACAAAAGGAAGATTGAAAACTATAAACTGGAAGAACTCTGGTATGGAGAGGGTGATGAGCCCGAGCTATTCAAATCCTCAAAAGAAGAAATATCTAAAGACTTTAATATTACGGGAAGGAAAGTATGTCAACGTGAAAATTCATCGTTTAGTCGCCGAGTGTTTCCTTTCAAACTCTCACAAAAAACCGCAAGTAAATCACAAAGATTTCAATACTCTAAACAACAATTTAGAGAATTTAGAATGGGTTACAAACGAAGAAAATTATTTACATTACATGAAACATCAATTCCCGAACTACAAAAAGAAATGTTTACAAAAGAAGAATTTTTCAAGACGTTTTGTGAATTACACTTTAAAAAGGGGCGAATTAAATGGTTGTTCCAAACTAAATTCTCAAGAAGTCAAAGAGATAAGAGAAAAGTTCAAACCAAGAGTTTATACTCGAGAAATGTTAGCAAAAGAATACAAAGTAAAAAGTTCTACAATAAAAGATATAGTCCTAAGAAAGAGTTGGAAACACATCAAATAGCTTTGAATGATATTATCGAATTTAAAATAACTTATGAAAATACTAAATTATATGATTTACATGTTAAAGATAACAACAATTTTTTTATTACAGAGGAAGAGATACTCGTGCATAATTCGGGTGGGAAAACTTACCTTGCCTGTGCATGGTTGATAATTAAATGTTTGGAGTTTCAGAGCTCAAGATGGTTCATAGGTAGAGATAAACTTAATACGATTCTTAAAAGTACTATGAATACATTTAGAGACATTTCAAGAGATTGGGGTTTAGTAGAGGGAACTGATTGGAAAGTAAATGAGTTGAAAGGTATAATTAAGTTTTTTAATGGTTCAGAGATATATTTACTGGACTTACACCATAATCCTACTGATATTAATTTTGACCGGTTAGGTTCGATGGAGTTTACAGGCGGTTTTCTTGAGGAAGTTGCAGAGATTGCACGTAAAGGTTATGAGATTGTCAATTCACGTATAAGATATAAATTAGATGAATTTAATACAATTCCTAAGCTATTAATTGTGAGTAATCCCACGAAGAATTGGGTGTATACAGACTTTTATTTACCTTTTGAACAGAATAATTTACCTAAGTCTAAGAAGTTCTTAAGGGCATTACCCACTGACAATCCACATACTAGTAAACATTATTTAGAGAGTTTAAAGAACTTAAACGAAGTAGACAAACAGCGTTTATTATATGGTAATTTCAATTATGATGATGACGATAGGGCTTTAATAAGTTTTTCTAAAATAATGGATTGTTTCACTAATGATTTTGTAGAATGTGGTAAAAAGTATTTGGTTAGTGATTTAGCTATGCAAGGTAGGGATAAGTTTATTATTACTATTTGGGATGGTCTGAGGTGTGATTTTGTTTTAATCAAAAACAAATCCTCTGGTAAAGAAATCGAAGAAGACATTAAAACTATTGCCAACAAATACCAAATTAGTCGTAGTAATATTTTAGCTGATAGTGATGGCATGGGTAGTTATTTGAGTAGTTATATACAGGGTATAAACGAGTTTCATGGTGGTAGTTCGGCTTTTAATAAAGAAGAATATAAAAACTTAAAGTCTGAATGTGCATTCAAATTAGCTGAATTAATTAATCAAGACAAATTATATATTAAATGTCCTAATGAAGTAAAATCACTTATTGTTGAGGAACTTGGACAACTTAAAAGAGATAATATTGACAAAGATGAAATGAAAAAACATATTGTCAAAAAAGAAGAAATGAAAGAGAATATTAATCGTTCTCCTGATTTTTTAGATTGTTTGATTATGCGTATGTGGTTTGAAGTAAAACCTCAATTTAGAGCAAAGGTAATAAAAGGTTTCAACTTTTAAAAAATAGCGACTTTTCTCGAGAAAAAGTGCCAAAAGTTTATAAAAATAGGACATTTTTGATTTTATAATGGAGTTCAAAATAACATTGAAAAGTAATGAATTAAAAAAAGTTCAAGAACTCCAAGAAAGATTAGGTGAAAAGAAAATTCAAAACACAATAAGATTTATTATTCGAACCTACAAATTGGAGTAAAAAATGGCAAGAGAGAAAGTAAAAACAAATTTTGAGATAAGGGAAGAAGAAGGTAAGGTATTATCTATTAGAACTGACGAGTTCTTATTCATGGAAACTGATGGTTATGAGACTATTATGTCCAGACAGATGTGTTGGAAGAAGGAAGCTTTAGAAAATGAAATTAATAAGATAAAAGAAGATATCGAAGAAAAAGTTAATGAGATTGAAAAAGCAAAAGGTTATCTTAAGCAGATGGAGGAAGATTTAAAACCTATACAAGAATTACGACAATGGAAACAAGTAAAAGATAACTGGGAAGTTTATAAAAAAATCTATGGTGGGCTTGAGAAGGAACGTAAATATTTAAACTTGCAGAATAAATTAGAGATGGATAAAAAGAGTATGGCTCAAGATAAAATAGTGTTAAAGCATTATGAAGAGTTATTCCCTAAATTAAAAGATGAAAGTAATTAAAGGAAGAAAGTATATTTTATTTGGTAATTTCCCTGATAAAGAGGGTGTAGCAAAGGCATTTCAAGATTCTTTAGGTATAGAAGTTCATGCATTTGTCCAAACTACAGACAAGACTACTATTTTTGAGTATGTTAATACTGATGACGAACTAGAGAAATTACGTAAAGAAAATACTGAATTAAAGAAAAAATTATCTAAAAGGTTTTGGTAACTTTTATAAATAACATTATTCATAAATTTTTATGGGATATTTAGATATTGTAGTGCCAAGCCCCGAGGAAAACACTTATATGGCTTTGAACAAAGAATTAAATAATAAAATTCTTAACTTAACAGAATTAAGCGCAACTGAAAAACCTACTACTTTTGATTTATTTAGTTTGAAAAATGGTTGGAGTTTGAATAATTATTCAGGTTATAATTATATTGATTTAGGCAATTTATTTTATGCATGGCGTTTATCTGATGTATGTATGACTATCGGTTCTGCTTTAATTAGGAAAGTTTTCAAAGGAGGTTTAGATATTAAACCTTTATTAGAATTAAGTAGTGAAGGACAATTAAAAAAATGGAAAACTTTTTGCAGGACTCCTAATTCTCAAGGCGATACTTATTTAGAAGTATTAAAACAAATAGAAGATGATTTAAACTGGGCGGACATAGGCATTATGTTAAATGTACGTAATTATTTATTGAACAGTTCTAAAGAGATTATTGGGAGTCATTTAAAAGAAGTAATTAGAGTTAACCCAATTTTTTTTAATGAATTAAAGGATAAAAAAGGCAGACTAGGTTATTTGGAGAATGGTAAAGTAGCTTATGTTAATATAAATAATAGACGAAAATTAGAAGATTCTGCAATAAATAAAGAGACAGGAATCCCTAATATTGTGGCTCATTATAGTGTTAATGGTAGTGACGGAGTTTATTATTATAATAAAACAGAATTTGTCATAAAGAATAAATTTAAACGAGGTGGTTTTAGTCCTTTATTTAGTTTATATAACAAAATTATTTCTCTAATTGAGATGGATTATTATATTAGAAAAGAGTACTCTGAGGGCAAACCTAGTAAAAAAATGTTAGCTTTTAAAACTCCTAATAGGGAAATTATGGAAGAGGCTTTAGAGGAGTATAAATTAAATGTAAAAGAAAATCCTAATGGAATCCATCCTTTAAATATTCAAGTAAGCGATATGAGTAAAACTGGTAATGTTGCAGAAGTAATTGATTTTATGAAACCTTTAAACGAGATGGAGTTTACAGAAACAAGACAATTATTTATGACCCAGATTGGAGCTCCTTATGGTGTGAGTCCTATGTTTATGAATGATATGAGTACTGGTGGAGGTTTAAATAATGAGGGTTTACAAATTACAGTAACTAATGAAGCAGTAGAAGGGGATAAGGATCTGATCAATAATAATTATATTTCTAATACTATGGAAGAATTGGGCATAACAGATTATGAAATAAAATTATTCCCTAGTGAAGAAGAGGATCAAGTATGGAAAGAGGATTTATTTAGTAAACAGTTAGACAATGCTTTAAAATACTCTCAAATGGGTGGCGAGGTAAAATATGTCAAAGGCGAGATGGTTTACAAAGAATGTGATTTGTCTGCTCCTGTAAATAATTTCAATGAAGAATTAAATGGATTTGAAGAAACAGAAAAAAGTTATTTATTAGAAAAGCCTTTTGCAGGTTTTGAAAATTTCCAAAGTTGTTTATTAGAACAGCGTAAACATGGGCATAATATGGAAAGTGCTCAAAAGATATGTGGATTTTTACAAAATCGTAGTGAAAATAAAAATATGTGTTCAGAATTAGAGCAAGAGATGAGTAATAGAGGTATGAAGTATTAAAATGGTTGATTTGATTGATTTAACTGATGAAGAGTTATATAGTGCTTATAAATGTTTGAAACGTATGAATGAAATTACTTTTGATGTAATGAAAGAAGAAATTAATTTGGACGATATTATGAATGATATAAGTAAAGAAATCAAATCTATTGGTAATAGTTTAGTAAATCAAGCGAAACATGGTTAAATTATTAGATAATTTTTTCACTAAATTTTTATTTAAATTTATGAAAGGGATTCGTAAGAGTATTGAGAATGATTTTCGTTCAGGTAGTTTAAATGTATTAGGTCAAGCAAATAGAAAAGATTTAAAACCTATTCCTCCTACTAAAAAAGAATTAGAAATGTTTGAACAGAACATCTCCGATAATATCAAAGGTGTTACTGATGAGATGAGTAAACGAATACGATTAGAGATACGGGATAGTATTTTAAATAATGAGACTAATTTACAACTATCTAAACGTTTAGATAAAATATTTAATGGAAAGAATCCTACTCGTTTTAAATATGAGGATAGATTAAAATTAATCGCAAGAACTGAACGTACTAATGTTTTAAATGCTAGTGGTTTAAAGACTGCGAAAAGAATTGGTTTTAAATATAAATATTTAGATATGGTAAATGATGAAAGGACTTCTGAAATTTCTAAGGCGTTCAATAAGAAATATGGCACTCCTGAACAAGCAATACCTATTAATGAAGAATTTAAAATCACTTTAAATGGTAAAACTTATGGCGGACAAGCTCCAAGTTTCCATCCTAATGATAGAGATATATTACGTTATTTATTCTCCAAACCTAAGAAATAGATTTATAAATTATTAAAATAAGATTTTATTTATGGTAATTGAATCTTTAAATGAACTAAGGCGACAATTTTTACAATCTGAGACGGGTATTTTAGATTTAGATATTGAAACTTTAGAAAATAAATGGTTGGAAGATTTGACAGGATTGAGTTATTTAACTCCAAAACCTGATTTATTAAGGGCACTATTTGAGACTCAAAATGCTAAGCGTTGGGATGATTATTTAAGGGCATTGGGTTTTACTGGTGCAAGAGAGAGTATGATGCGCCAGTATTTTGGTACTTTCAGTAATGTACATTTTAATATGCAAACGGATGTACGGCCTATTGTTTCTGTTAGTGATTTTAGTACTAATAGAAATATAGCTGTTACTGTTGATAGGGCTAGTACTGCTACTATTACAGATTTTGAGGGAGTATTAAAAATTGCTAAGATTAATGAGGCTCGTATGGAGGGTGCTCGAAGGGTTGAGAATTTAATAACATATTCAGAGGATGCCTCCCAGGCAACGCTTATCAATACAGGGGTTACTATTACACCTGTTGGCAGTGGAGTAGATGATATATTCCTTAATGGCTACATATCTTATTCAGTAAGATGGGTTCTTTTAAGTGGTGTATCTACTTATAATCGCACTTTCAGAATGTCTATAAAGGCAAAAGGGGTGGGAGACGACATAGGGAAAAATATCACTTTTAGGCTACAAAGAGGTGTCGGGACAGTTGTGACTAAGGACTTAATAATTACACTTACTTCTGAGTTTGTTAGACACACTGTTGATATTACTCTAACCGAATCCGACAATACTGGCGTAACTGCTGCGGTGTTGGCTGGACTGACTAATTCTGCAACTAATGTTCTTATAACTGAATGGCAGGTAGAAGAAGTAACAGGTCAAGCTAATCAGAATCCATCAGAGTATGTAAGTAATGGTGTTATTAGAAGAAACTTGCTTACTTATAGCGAAGAGTTTTGGCAAAGTGCATGGAATAAAAGTGATTCCTCCATAACTTCTAATGAGGGGACTGCACCTAATGGATTAAAAATAGCAGATAAATTAGTAGAAGGCACAGGATCTAGTACAAAATATACTTTTTATACTGCAAATGATTTAATTGGGGAAGAGTGTACTTTTTCTATTTACGCTAAAAAAGGAGAACGTACTA